ACATCCATTCATTCACCCATGTTCCCTCACAATTTGAGCTAATTCTTCACATCTTCCTGGGGTCTGTCGATACCAAAGACTATCTTTCATTTCATCTGAGGCACCATTCCAATTCTTTTCCTTCATATTTGCGATCATTTTTTTGAATTTTAGCACCCCAGAGGTCCCAATTTGGTAGGTCATTTCAATCAAAAAACCCTGGACCATTGGGGGGAGATCTTTATACCAATCTAATTTATCTAGAAGTTTTAAGTGTTTTTTGGGGACTCGACCAGCGACAATATGCAAGGATTCTTCTTCTGTTATGTATGTTAATCCATGTCCAAAGGTATCAACACCTTCCGAACATTTATATACTTTACTTCGGAATCCTTCATTCTCGGCTATTCGTTCAATTAAAGCCTTGAAATCGGGCATCATTTAATATGAAAATCCTAAATATACTTGCATATTGGTAACAGCACCACTTCCTGCTGTAGCAGGATCATCTCTCCATACACCAGCAACATATAAATTATTTGTGTATGGATGAGGTTGCATAACAAGCCCAATATTTGTTTTTGTTAATACTGTCCCAGTTAATATATCACCTTCAGAAACAGTCATAGATATATGTCCAAAAACATCTACTGCCAATGCTTCTGCTACTGTTATATCAACTACTGCATCGGCTACTCCTAATCGCTGATCTGCAGTAGGAGCTGCTGGGGTAACACCACTATTAGAACCTCTACAGAAAAATAAATCCATAGGAGCAGCACCATCATTCATGTCTAAAACACAAGCACTTTCAAGTTTAATAGCCTGTCCATTAGGGGAACTATTGTTTGTAATTACAGTCCAATTAAAAGCTACATCATTGTCAGCATTGTCAGCAGCCGCAACTGTAGGAATTATTTTGCTCATAAAAAAATTCATTATTTTTTACCCCCTGTTTTAGCTTTTAGTTTAGGCTTTGGTTTTGGTTTAGGTTTAGGCTTAGGCTTTTCAACAAGAGTTCTGTCCATTACACCATTAACTTCACCAACTATTTGAACCCATCCAGCTTTAACAAGTTGATCTAATTTAGCCTTATCAATATTTTTATTTCGCTTATGAATAGAATTTCTATTCTTGGAATGCTTGAACCAAATATATTCTTCCATACAATCTCCTTATTTAAAGGGGGGTGGATTAGCACCCCCCTTTATTATTTAACAGTTACGATTTATTCGTAATCTACGATTGCAAAAGCTCTGCGGTTTCCATCGGCATCAGTATTTCTGATAGCTCCACCATAAACAGATTCGCAAGTAACGAGTGTAGATAAATATGCGTGTCTATAACTGGCTGTCATCTTAGCCTGTTTAGAGAAAGCATAATATAAAGCACTTTCGTGTATTACATATCCGTAAATAATGTCATTATCATCAGTACCTGATGTTTCTAGATCAGCTACAGCCAATATGCCCTTAGTAGCATCAGCAGCAACATCAGCACCACCAGCAGCTGAACCCATATAAGGTGATTGTGCAACCCAAACAGGCATACCAAGCAGTTGCCCAGCATTTCCTGTATTACCAAAACTAGCACCAAGCGGAGAACCTTGCGTTCCCTGTGCATAATCAGTTAAGGTATTTAGAGATGCATACATATCAGGAGAAAGAACCAAATTCCATCCATCAGTTGAACCTGTTTCCCCAAGCACAAGAGCCATAAGTGAGGTTACATTAGCCTGAGATAATGCAGAACCAGTACATTGAATGTGTATTGAATTATTAGGATCCTGACCAGTAGCACCAGTAGCACCAGCAAGTAAACCTTGAAAGTTATTTGCTACCTGGTAGTGCATGAAGTTATCAAAACCCCTTGCACAAGCATATCCAAGCTGTTTAGCATATATACTTAAAAGATCATAATTTGCCTGAACAGTTACGATGTCTGGAACATAAGCAGAAGCAACATTATACTGGTCTATGGTAAGATTGGTTTGTTCTGAAGTCATACTTCCAGCAGAAGTAACATCTGCATCAATCTCAGCACCATGAGTAAAGGCTTCTAGTTCTGGAACACCGATATGTGGCATATGAATAACATCACCATGATTTGCTACATCTGGCGATAAATTAATTCCTAAATTATTCATCATTATTGTTTGTTGAAATACATCCAAGATAGCTTGACCCCAAACTTCTGGGATAAACTGATCTGCAATATTCGGAGTTACTGCACCAGTACCACCCGAATGGACATTAACATCTAAAGCATCTGAAATAGCCATGCGTAATTTCCTTTATAAAATACCCTCTATCAACTATGGCCTAGCCATCTTTTAGTAGGGTTAATTGGTTGTCATTTGCTTATGCCATTCTCTCTTTTCAGCTTCACTCATATCACCAAAAGATTTAGTTGATACAGCCTTTCTAACAGCACCAAGAGATTCCCCTGGATTAGAAACAGTCTGAGGTTGCATAAGATTTTTTTCCTTTGTCAATTCCTCTAAGAAATCAACAGATTTGGTTGAAAGGTATTCTTTCCTTTCATCATCAGAAGCCAATCCATTAATCAAATTCTGCTTGTAATTATTAACGATCCCTGTTTGGGATTCTAATTTAGCATTTAAATTTTCAATGGTAGAAGATTGTTCAGCAATTATTTCTTTATGCTTTCCCTCATCTTCTAGCTTCTTTGTCCTTCTTTTTTCATTATCAGCATCTCTTTTTGCAAGTTCTGCTTCTAATGTTTTAATCTTTTCTTTCTTTGCCATTACTTCTTGCAATAAACCATCATTAGAAGGGGATTCTGGTTTATTCTCTGCCACATTACTTTGGCTTTCTTGAGCTGTATCTTGCACATTTTCTTCGGTCATATCTTACCTTTCTTATTAATATTTTGTTTAAACTACCCTAAAACTTATAAATTAATCTATGATTAATACAATAAAATGTTGATAACTTGTTAATAAATTGTGGATAACTTGCAAAATTATAAACAGCAATGGTTTGATTTTGTAGATTATAATCCCCACCCTGGACAATTGCAATTGCATAATCCTCCAATGGGGGAATATCATCCAAAGCATAATCCTGATGGGGCCAGATTTATTGTGGCCTGTTGCGGTAGAAGATTTGGAAAATCTTATTCTGCTGCAAGGGAGATAGAATTAACATTAACAAAACCAGGAACAGAAACATGGGTTGTAGCCCCTACATATACCACATCCGATAAAATATTTAGGATGGTTTACGATGAAATGGTAATTAAAAAAGGATATAAACCAAGCCAATTTTCAAATAAGGAACAAATTTTAGCATTTGATTGGGAAGGTGGAAGAAGTGTATTAAATGGAAAATCTGCTGAACATCCTGGAGGATTAATTGGTTCTGGTTGTGATTTAGTAGTCCTAGATGAATCTGCAAAAATCCCAAACCTAAAAAGAATTTGGGAGATGTATGTTAGGCCCACATTATCCGATAAGAAAGGAAGGGCAATTTTTATATCTACTCCAGATGGATTTAGTCATTTTTATGAGCTTTTTTTACAAGGGAAAACGGAGAAAAATTGGTATTCTTTTAATTCACCATCATGGGAAAACACTTTTGCCTTTCCAGATGGTGATCAAGATCCCGATTTAGTAGAAGCTAGAAGAACATTATCAAAGGAGGTATATCATCAAGAATTTGGGGCTGAATTTACATCATTATCGGGAAGGGTTTTCGATGATTTTACAAGAGCTGGGAATGTTTGCAATTATAATTACCAGCCTTTTCTTCCAGTTTTTGTTTCTCTCGACTTTGGTTATCGCTGTCCTGCTGTTGGTTTCTTTCAAGTGGTTAAAGACAAAAAAGGCATAGAGCATATATATATGTTTGAAGAAATTATCCATAAGAAAAATTTAAGAACATTGGATTTAGTTAATTTGATTAAAGAGAAAAAATACAAAATAACTAGAGTATTTGGTGATCCTGCTGGTTATCAAGTACAAGCATCTGTTGGTGTAGGTGAAGCTGAAATATTCCATCAAATGACAGGATATAGGGTTTATTCTGTTAGGGATAAGGCCAGTAGAAATATTAATTCAGGCATTTCTCATGTGAGGAATTTTATATTATCCCAGGATGGGACCAGAAGGTTACATATAGATGAAAAATGTCATGGCATTATAGAAGATTTTGAAGGATATAGGTATCCAGACGAAGGTGAAGGGAAGGCCCTTAAAGAAGCACCCCTAAAAGACGGACATTCAGATCATGGGATGGATATGGTCCGTTATTTCTTTGTTAATAGATTCCCAATTAAAAATTCTAAAATAAGGACAAATAAAAGATGAATTTACCCAATATGTTTAAAGATATGTATGATTCCACTTATGCAAGTGATTTAATAAAACAATCTATTAAGAATATGAAATATGATAATAATCAAA